CTGAGCCTGGGGGTTGGTGATGTCCCGCGGCGACCATCGCTGCGCGAGTTGCGGATTGCGCTGGAGCACGCCGGCCCAGGTGTCGGGAAGGAACTGGTACGTTCCCGCCGCTCCGGTGTCGGGATTGATTGCACTCGGATTGCCGCCGCTCTCCGCCATCGCAAGCTGCGGAAGTGCGCCCTGGGCAACGCCGGGGTTCTGAATGAGCGTGCCGCCAGGGACAAGCGGAATCGGGTGATACGGCGCGCGTGCGCGTTCCGTTGCGTCAGTCGTCATCCCCGCCAGTGCAGGAGTATTCACCGTGTGTGGGCGACCGTTATTGTCAAACCACAGTGTCCCGGGTGGGAGGCCCAATTGCTGATGCTCTTCCGGCGTGCCCGGGCGGCCTTGGCGAAGCTGCGACTGCGCGATTGCAAGCGCGCCCTGTTCCGGGGGAAGGGTGGCAAACAGCGCGCGCTGGCTTTCGGGCATCTGGTTAAGCAAGCCCTGATACGCCTGCTGCCGCTGCGCCTGCTGCTCGAGCTGCTGCGCCTGCGCGCCGGTCATGAGGCCGCGGCTGTAGGCTGGGCCGAACGAACCGATTGCCGCCCCCAGCGACGGACGCGGCTGCGTGATCGGGCGCGGGGCGTAGGCGTCGGCGATCCGTGCCCCCACCTCGCCCAACGCACCCCATGCGGCTTGCGAGCGCAGCGCGCGCGGGTCCATCGCCGCCATGGTGGCGCCGGGGTTTCCGCCAAGAAAACTGACGTACTGCTGTTCCTGCGGCGAGAGTGCGGGAGCGCCCAGGCCGAGAAAGTCGAGAAGCCCCATTTACGCCACCTTGGAGTAATCGACCGCCAGAAGCCCGCCAAGCGACTTGACCGCCTCGGGGTTGGCCTTCCGCACTTCCTGGGCCATGACGCCCATATGCGTCGTCTTGGAGGGATCGCCCTTGTAGCGGTAGGTGTAGATGTTCGTTCCCGACGAGGTTTCGCCGACCTTGTGGATATCGGTTTTCAGCCGGCGGTCGGAGGCGAGCATTCCGGCGAACGGGCCGAACGATCCGAACAGGCTGCCAAGGGTTCCGAGGCCGGAAATCCCAAGCCCTAGCATCTGCCCCAAACCGCTGCCGGACATCGGCACCTGCGACGTGGTGGTGTTGATCCCGCCGTTGTTCTGACCGTAGATCAGGCCGGAATACTGGCCGAGCTTGTTGGCGTCCAGGTTCTGGTTGTAGTTCCACTTCTGAATATCGGCATTGGTGAGCGCCTGGTTATAGGCGTCCTGCTGGGCACCCGCCGAGGCGAGATTCGCAATGTCGCCGTACCGGGCCTGATTGATCGTCGGCGCCGAACCGATTGCGGCGTTCTGATAGCCGCGCTCGGTGTTGTAGGCGCCGCCGTACATCGAGGCGGAATTTCCAGTGATGGCGCGGTTGAGCGAATCCAGCGCCGAGGTCTGCGCGGTGTTGTGCGCTTCCGACCCGTAACGCCCCGCCGCGGAGAACCGCGCATCGATGCCCGGCGCGACCACGTTGCGGTAGTTGTCGATCACCGGCTGATTGGCGTAATCGACCGACGCGCGCAAATACGGGTTGGAGTTGGGCGACAGGAAGTCGCCGTTGATCATGTTCTGCGTCTGACCAACGGCGGAGTTGAGCAGCCCGTTGGGCTGGCTCGCAAGATTGATGGTGCTTTGGATGGCCTGTTGAGTCGCCTGCGACTGCGGCGCGACCGTCGAGTTTTGGTAATACTGCGGGCTGTTGGACAGGTAGTTGGTCTGCGCCCGCTGCGCGATGTCGGTCAGATAGGGCTGCAGATACGCAGGCGGCTCGTTCTTCGAGGTCTGCGTCACCGACTGGGGGGAACCGCCGCCACCGCTCATAGTCTCATCCTCCACGCAATCCCGATCCGTTCGGCCGGGATCAACCGAAGCCAACCGTCACGCCCGTAACCTTCGACGCTCGAACACCCGTTCTCCGCGGCGTATCTGCGGAGCAGGTGCCAATCGCGAATCCATTTTCTGAGTCCGGTCCCGCCGATGTGCGTCACGACGAGCGCGCTGTAGTCCCGTCGCCGCACGATCTGCGTCAGCATCACTGCGAGAAGCCCGCCCCGCTCTCGGACCACCCAGGCTTGAAGGTGGCCGCTCCCTACCGCGGCTCGAACGTCTTCGGCGCGGTAGCTCTCGCAGTGCTTGTCAAGCAGGGCCTTTATCGGTTCCCATGCCGCATCGCTCGCCACATCCGTAGGCCGGACGTAGCACCAATGCGCCGCCTCTCCCCTGCTCTCGCCTTCGTCTATCTCTGCGCCGCTCTCGTCGCGGCCGTGGTCCACTGGCTCACCCGACAATCAGCACCTTGAACGTCTTGTCCGCGTTCGCGTCGTTCGCATGGTTCAAGGTGCAGGTTCGCGTGCCCATGTTGCTGGGGCGTGGTGTGTCAATCGCCTGTGCGTTCGCCGTCAGGGGCGTAAAGAACAGCCCCGAGAACCCCGTGATGAGGGGATGGTTAAACGTCGTGGTTGCCGAATTTGCCGTCAACGTCACTTCGGCGAGGTTGTTGGACTTCCCCGCCAGCAATGCGTCGATCGCGCGCGCGACTTCCGCGGGATCGTCCGCACCTCTGGGGGCGAGACCGGGCGAGCCAAGCGTTCTGACGCTCATCGCCAGCCCACCGCCTCGGCCGTCACGTCGTCAATGCCCTGGATGTGCGTCCAGGTCGAAGAGGCGGGAACCACGATCCGACCGCGGATGTATCGCGCCCGCGTGCGGAAGTTGCACAGCCCCGTCCGCGAGTTCTGCGACGACGCATCGGTAAACGACACCGCGTCCGTCGTGTTGTCCCGGTAGCCGATCGCCAAGGTGGGCGATGCGCTCGTACCGTTCACCACCGGCCGCGCCGAGCGGACGAACGCCACCCCGTTGGGGATGGGCTGCTGTTCCGCCGTGTCAACCGTCGCCTCAAGCGCCGCGCCGTTCTGGAGCATGTAGTAATGCGAGGTGTTGAACGCGGTCAGGATCGGCACGACCTGGCCCGCGTACAACTCGCTGTCCAGCGACGGCGCCCCGGCAACGTCAATGTCATCGGCGAACGAATCCGCCGTATCCAGGTCGATCGCGCCCTGTTGCGACCCGGTGGCGATCATCTCGTGGTTCCCCGGAGATGCCTGGGACCACTTCTGCGCCTCCCAATGGTAGGCCCAAATCGTGTTCGGAGTTCCCGCACTCGCATCCGCGTCGGGGAACGACACCAAGTAAAGCGAATTGAGCGGATCGACCGCCGCCGTCACCCGCGAGAGATAGCTTTGATTGACCGTTTCCCAGAAGGTGCGGTCCACCTTCTCGGCGCCGATCGGCACAAGCTGCTGACCGTCCACGAGCATGTAGAACCCGGAGCGGTGGGCGAAGAATATCCGGTTCGCGTGATACGCCACCGAGCCCTGGATGGAGCACCCGACATTGGTTGCGATCTTGTCGCGGCGGAAAATCTCGCCCGTGGTCTGGAACGTGAAACGGTTGATCGCGTCGTCCTGGAGAACCACGCCGAACTCCCCGCCCACCACCCCGCGGATGTTTCCGCCGTCAGGGATGGTCTGCGAGTCCGACATGGTTGTGGCCGACGCGGTGTAGTCATCGGCATTGTTGATCGCCGACCACCGTACTTTGCTTTTGGCCCCACTGATCTTGCCGAAGAATACGAAATCCTTGATCGTGGTGACGAACTCGGCGACCGAAGGCGAGCCGCCCAGGGCCGCGAACTTCACCGACCCGTCAACCGCGCTCGATAGCGTGAACTTCTGCGGCGCGTCGGTGCCATTGGTTGCAATCAGCGTGTCGCCGAACTGCGCGAACGACCACATGGCATCCGAAGCGCAGGCATAGGCGCCGCCCGACGACCGGGTTACGTCGTTCCACGCCGTCCCGCTGAGGGCATAGAGCTTCGTGGCCGTCCCTGCGAACACCCGGGCCGAACCGTCGATCGCCCGCCCGTACCAAAGGCCCTGGCAGCGGGCGTTAAGTGCCGAGGTCGAGTAGACCGCGAACGCATTGAACGGCCGATAGCCGATCGGTGCGGGCGTGACATTGCTAACGTTGGGGCTTCCGGGCGACTGATAGGGCGATTGGTCGGGCAGCCATTCGGCTGCGGGGATGATCGCCATTAGCCGACGTAGATGTTGGAGGCCCCGCCCGATGCGAAATCGGGCATTCTCAGCACGCGCATCCCGCGGCGCTTGCGGGTTTCCCGGCGAAGGGCCGCAAGCAGTGCGGGAATGCGCTTTTCCATCCGCGCGGCCAGTCCGTCGTCATAGAGAACATTCTGGGCCAGATCGTGCTTGGCGTGGCAGCGGATCAATTCCTCCGCGTCGGTCATCCACGCATTGGTGTCGCTGTCGGCCGAAAGCGCCGTGAGGCGGTAGTGGTCCGCCATCGTGATCGTGCGCGCCGCCGAGGGGATGGGATAGAGCCTGATCTGTTGGGCGTAGTAGCAATACGCCGAGGGCGGATCGCCCGTGACCGCGCCCGTCTGCAGCCCGGCCATTTCCTCGAACGTCATCGGCGTGAGGTGATAGCGCGTGCTATCGACCGTCGCGTACATATCGTCGATCTCGATGAGGTCCGGGATCGCCGCCAGCGCGGCCGAGCCGTAATATTCCTGGTTGGCGACCGTCGTGAAGGTGTCCGTCACGCGCGTGTTGAAGTAGAACTTCTGCCGCTCGTAGAACTTGATGGCCGACTGAATCGCGCTGTTGATGTTGCTCGTAAGCGCGCTGTCGGCAATCTCGTCGGCGATGCGGCTCCGCATCGTGGCGTAAGTGGTCATCGGCCATCCTTGCGCGGGCGTCCGGGTCTGCGCCGCTCGCCATAGACGTACCCGGTCATCACCGGGGGAACCTGCGGCGAGGTGTCCTTGATCGGCTCATCGGGGCGGTCGGGAATCTTGTCGGGGCTGTCGTACCAGCCCGCGGGGAACCGATCGCTGTCGAATATCTGGCGGTCAATCATCCCGTTCTGTCCGAGACGATAGCCGCGGATCAAATGGCCCATCAGGCGGCCCTCTTGCTTGCGTGTTCGGCCAGGTACTCGGCGAGGTTGCCGCGATAGGTCCGGCCCTTCATGTCGGTATGGCCCAGAGTCACGTCGAGCAGCGCATGAAGCTCGCCGCCGGTCATCCGCCACGCCTGGCAGAACGCCACGTCCTCGCCCCAGAACACGCCGTTGCGTATCCCGGTCATGAAGTAGGCGACCAGATCGCCGAACAACTCCGACTTGTAATGCGGCACGCGGTCGCGCAGGACATCGAACACGCGCCGGTTGATCTTCATGAAGCCTGTCGGCAGAAGGGCGGCGAGCGTGCAGCCCTGTTCGTCAACGCTGACCGGCGCAATCAGGTTGACCGGCCACTCGATCCGATCGACCTTCTTGCGATAGATGCCGGCCACCAGCGGGTGCGAAGTCGAAACGAGCTTCAGCAACGCCTCGGGCGCGAACGATACGTCATCGTCGATGAACACGAGATCGGTGCAGTCGGACTTTAGGAACGCATCCGCGAGGATGTTCCGCACTTGGCAGAGGTAGCAAATCCCTTCCTGTATCCCGAGGACGGACTGAATGCCCGCTTTCGCCAACGCCTCGCGGCCGAACCGGATCGACTTCTTGGTTTCCTTCGTCTGCCCCTGGTAGCTGGGCAGCGCGATAAAGATTTTCTTCATTCAGCCTTCCGCTTGGGATCGTTCTTGCCGCCGGGACAGGTCATCAAATATTCGTGGTAGTTCCCCGGGTACGGGGTATCGCCGTCCCAATGCGTGAGGCTCAAGTCCGGGACCAGCCACAAATCCCGCCCCGTGTCGGTCCACCGCTGCGAGAACATGTAGTCCTCGCCGAACCACGTCCCCTTATGGGCGCCGTGGTTGAACAGATCGATGTACGGGCACCACATCGGGCCATAGACGAGTTCCGGGTAGGCGCGCATGAAAGCATCGACCGCTTCGTGCGTGACCTTCAGGAACCCCGCCGGCACCCATTGTGCCTTAATCGCCCCATCCTCGCGCACCCACGGCCGCCCGTCGTGCGTCGGCCAGAGTTTGCCCATATACGGCGATTCCTCGCGAACCTCTTCCGGCGGAACCTTGAAGCGGTACGTCCCGGCGACCACCCACCCTGGAGTGTCGATCAGCTTGAGGAAAGCGTCCGGCTCCCACTCAAGGTCATGATCGATGAACACCACGATGTCGCTTTTCGCGTCCAGGGCCTTGCGGAGCATCCTGGATCGCGCGTGCGAGATATACGGGCTGCCGATCTCGAACACCGAGACGTTTTCGATGCCGCGTTCATTCAATGCGTGGGCGGTCTTTTCCAGAGACGCCAAATACTGCTCATACGGCCGTTTGACCGTAGGCGTTGCGATGCAGATTTTCACTTGACCCCGGTTGCAAGCAGTTGATAGCCGGCCACGCGGCGGGTTTCGACGATCGAGAACCCGGCTTCGCGGAACGCTTCCTCAAGCGTGTCGGCGACGAACCCGCAGCGGTGGAGCATGAATTCGCTTTCCGCGACGTTCGGCCGGTATCCGTAAATCAGATCGAACCCGGAAATCGCCCCGCCCGGCGATTCATAGAGAATCCGATTGTCCGGTCTAACCCCTTCGAGATCGGGGACCACGACAACAGCAATCCCCCCAGGCTCAAGAACCCGGTGAAATTCTTTCAGCGCCTTCGCCGCGTCGAACGGGTTGAGATGTTCGAGCGCGTGCGAGGTGTAGACCAGATCGAATGGCCCGATATTGCCCAGGTCGGACATGCTCGCCAACACGTCCGGCCGGTTGTCGGGATCGATGTCCAGCCGAGTCTCGAAGCAGGGAAGGAATAGATCGGGGAGTGGCGTCTTGCCACACCCCGCATGAAGGACGCGGCGCGGACCCGTTTCCAGAACCGCGCCGCTGCCAGTCATCAGGCCGAACCCTTCCACAAGGAAAGGGCCGTGAGCGTGTTCATGATTTCGATCACGGCGGCCTTGAGGTCGGTCGTAACGTCCGCGCTGGACGCCGTGCCGACCGTCGAAGTGGCCTGCGCCGCCGCCGCGCGCTGCGAAATGGCGGTCGCAAGGCCATAGAAGCCAATCTTGTCGCTCGACGCCTGACCGAGAATGGTCCCGTCAGCGTTCTTGTTCGACAGATTGCGCTGCTGGCTGAAAGACGATGAAACGGCCATGTGTGCTTACTCCTTCCGTCCTAGTTGTTGGCGAGACGGCAAGCCCACTCGGGCCGGATCGTCTTGAAGCCGTAAAGAACGTCCAAACGAGTCAACATGCGGTCGTTCACGATGTCGCCATCGCTCCACAGCCGCATGGAGAACCCGTCGAACTGCTTTCGGGACGCCATGTGGGCACCATTCGGGAGCATCAGGTCCGCCGAAACGAACGTGAACGCGTCCTTGTGGTAGAGCATGGAAATCCCGTGCACGACCGCCGACGTGCTGCCCACCTTGGTCACGGCCTGGGCAGTCGTCGGCGAAGCCGAGACGTTCTGCGTCGGACCGGACGTGACGATGCTCGGCGAAATCGCGAGCTGCGTCCCGCTGGAGGTCAGCGCCGTGGTCACCACGAAGTGCTGGTTAACGCCCGTATCCACCTTGGTCTCGGGATGGACGCGGTTGCAGCCCGCAAACGTGATGACATCGCCCACGACGAGGGTCTTGGACGAGCCGTTGGTGACCGTGATCGTGGAGCCGGTCTGGTTGGCACCGTTGACCACGATTTCGTTGGTGTTCGTGCCCGTGGTGTGACGCGGCCAGTGGGTGTTTTCGTAGAAGTCGAACCCGAAGGCGTGACCCATCGAGCCGTCTTCGTACTGACCACGGATGCGCTCCGACGCATGGAACAGCGTCTTGAGGGCTTCCACGAGGTCGATGTTGTCCTGCGTGTTGAGGTTTGCGCGCAGGCCTTCATCGGGCGTCAGGTTGTCAATCAGCACCTTACGGCCGGCAAGAATCTTCGCCGACGAAGCCGCCGAACCGATGTTCGCCACTTCGTTGTAGACGTTCTTGTAAACCGAAGTGATGACATCGGACTCGATGTTCGCCGCCAAAACCGACATTGCCGGCTGAATGTAGCGCTCGCTGAACTTGTCGAGCGAGAGCGTCAGCTCGGCCATGCCGAAATCCATGTCCACGCCCTTCTGAGTGGCGAGGGTCAGGGTCTGGCTGGTCTCCGTGACGCCCGTGGAGCCCATGACGGCGCCGGTGCGGACGGAGAACTGGTTCGGCATGCGGATGCGAAGCTCGGAGCCGATCTTGGCTCCTTCGCGCGCATACTGGTCGTCGTACTGGCGATTGATCGACCGGACGAAGTTGCACTTCTGGTGAAGCACGCGAAGCGCCTCACTGGTGATCATGTCCGGCGTAAGCTGGGTGTTTGCCATGAAAAAGTTCCTTCTAAGGGCTGCAACGCCTCACGGCGTGGCTGTGGGTTACGACTATCGCGACCGCGCCAACTGCTTGTTCCTGGCCTTGATGAACGCATCGGTGTCTTTCGACGCGAGCGTTCGCAGGTCCGGTGAAGCGGCCCGCTGACCGCCGACCTGGGGGATCGGTGCGACGGGTGCGGGTGTCGGGTTCGCGGCCTTCTGCTTGTCCATGAGCTGGCGGTACAGGAAAGCCTCGTGGGCGATCTTCCACGCGCCGGGATGTGTGACCGAGGCCCACATTTCTTTGGGGATTCCCCGGCTCGCGACGTGATCGCTGACCTTGGCTTCCAGTTCCGTTGACCAGCCCGGGATTTGCGCGGCAATCGCTTTGCGGCCCTCGTCAAGTCGCTTGGCAGTTTCCTGCTGCGTCTCGACCTGCCATTTCTGCTCCTGCGCGTGCAGTGCTTGTGCGGTCAAATCTCGCTCTCTCAGCTTCTGCTGATAGGCGATCCACGCTTGCTGACATTCGACCGGCTGCGCCGTGGAAAACGTCCGCCAGTCCACCTTTTCGTAAGCTGCAATCTCGTCATCCAAGGCCATCAGCTTGCCGACTTCCCGCGCGTGACGCTGGAAGGACTTCACTTTCTCCGTCAAATCGGCCTCTTGCGCGGCGAGCGCCTTGGCCTTCTCGGCGGCTTCCTGCGTTTTGCGGGTGTAGTCCGCTTGGCGCAGTAATGAATCCTTTAGCTCCTGCGGTAGCTTGTACTTCTTGCCCTCGTAATCGACCTCGATCAGCGTCTCCGCGTCCGCTTGGCCCTCCAGGGGCTGCTCTTCGGATGCTGTGTCGGTCGCGATTCCTTCGGGCTGCGCGAGTTCCTCGACAGCGGCAGGTGAAGCCGCTTCGGCCGGATTGTTCGCAATGTCGTCGGCTGACATCAAATCTCCATCTAAGGGAAAACCGACGCCTCACGGCGTGGGTCAGTTCAACAGGAACCACTCGTCATCGTCGGCCAGTAGCTTCCGATGACGCTCGAAACGTGCGTGCATGTCGCGTTCGAGCTGGAGCCGTGCGGCTTCAGCGCGGAGCTTCGTGCGCCCACGTCGCGATTCTTTGATCCGCGCTTCGAGCGCGGCGATCTGTCTGTCCAGCGCCGCGAGATCGACCGCGGGCGGCTGGTACGGAGCCGGCGGAACGATTGCCGGCGGCGGAACTGGTATCTGCTCTTCGTCGTCGCGCTTGATCTTGCGGCGACGCGAGTACGGATCGTAGGTCCATCCCCCGACCGCTTCCGAGGGAGGCGGCGGAGGCGGCGGTGGTGTCGTGCTGCCCGATAGTCCAAACATCCACCGCCCGAACAGCGAGCGGAATCCGCCGGGCTGTGTCGGCGCGGCTGTACCGGAAAGACCTCCTACCGGCCTGCCGACGAGAGAGCGAAAGCCACCGCTCGCCATGTCATGCCGGGTCGATCACGGTTATCGGCGACTGCGCCGCATCAACGGTCGTGGTGAACGTCCAAGCCGCCGTAGCGTCGTCCTCGGCGTAAACCGTGCCGGCGGTGACGCTGACCTTGTTGCGGAGCGCGCGCAGCGCGTTGATCGGCGAGCGGCTGTTGGTGACAGTTACCGCGGACATGTCGCGGTTCAGGAGCGCATCCGCGACCGATGTGCGCTCGCCCGAGGTCAGCGCGTAGCCGGTCTTGTCGTTGTTCGTCGTGACGGTGACGCCAGCGGTCACGGAGCCGACCGCGCCCGTAACGCTACCCACGGCGCCGACGACGGAGCCCACCGATCCGGTCACGTTGCCGCCGACGTTGCCCGTCACACTGCCCACCGCGCCCGTGACAGATCCGACGCTG